AATCTCTTCGTTTGCCAGCAGATAATTTGTGTTGGTCGGGCTTGTCTGTGCGTATAGTGACCAATAATGAGTACCTACGGCAAGTGTTTTGGCTGTGCTACTACCCTCTACAAATGAAAATAACTGATATCTGTTAGGTGCTGTGCTTGTATCGGACACGATAAATGCCTTTCTTTCTTGCGACATTTCGCTCTCGAACACCAATAGGTAATACACGGGAGAAATTGTTACTTTCTCTTTGCCCGTGATTATCAGTTCCGGTGTGCCGCCTTTTGTGATGTACAACATCTACCCATAAAAGTAGATACTTTTGATGTTAAACAAAAAGGGCTACCAAATGGCAGCCCCCTTTGCATGAAACACTCAAATCAATTACGAACCAAGACCCAGCGAAGTTACAACAGCGGATTGAACTTTCAAAGGCAAGTCCGTCTCTTTGTGCAGGAAATTTAAAACGTGACCTTTGAAGTCACCAAACGCCTGACCGAAGTTGGTTTCGCTCTGCTGCAACTGAACACCATAATCAGCACCCAACAACCAGTAGTCGCCACTTGCATCGAGGGCAATGGCAAGCATACGGTTTTGAGCCAGCAACTTGATTTCGTTACGCTGTGCGGTAGTTACTTTGTGCAGACGTGCTACGAGGTCGGCTTCGTAAAATACAGTGCCGTTCTCAGTTGAGGGAATAGTGCGCCAAGTCATGCTGGCAGTTTCTTTCTCCAATTCATATTTGAAGTAAGATTTGCCACCTGACAAGGTGTGTGCGGAAACTTCGCCGCTTGATTTTGTGAGGGTAGATTTGGCGTCAAATTCAACGAGCCAAATTGTCTTTATACCAGCCGATGCGGTTTTGCAATCGAGGGTAAATCCGGTGGTTAATACACAAGCCATATTTTTATTTTAAAATTAAAGGGGGTGAGGTTGTATCCCCACCCCCCGGGTTAAACTTACTATTCGGTAACTTACTTAATGGTTACAGAGAGAAATACACAATTTGGTCGCAATAGGCCAGCTGAACCCCGTATTTAAAGGCAGCGTGGAATTGTACGCGCCGCTCAAATGGATTGAAAATGAAGCTGTAATCACTTTCTTCGTCGAATAAATCCGTACCCAAGAAGAAATTGCTCCATAGACCAGCAACGATTTTGTTAGTGCCGTTCATACCGTGCAGACCGTAAATCTTGATGCCAGTTACAGGGTCAATGATTTCCATTTCAGCTACTTCGTTAGCAGGGTAGTGGTAAAGGTTAGCACCTACCAGCCATTGGCGGTATTTGCGGAAAGTATCAACACCCATACCGATGAACAAATCAGGCTTACCCAACAGTTCGGCAGGTATAACGCTGTAAATAGTACCGATGATGTCATCGATGTTTGAAGCAGTGATTGAGGTGTAAGCGTCGCCCACGTTACCTTTGATAGGGTCACCAGCACCACCGAAACCCAAGTCACCAAGAATAGTCAAGAAACCATCCCAGTAAGCGTTGTTTCCAGTTCCACCAGTGGTGTCACCCTGCCAAATAGCAGTTTCGATAGCTTCGGCAATCTTAGCAGCTTTTTCGTTACCAATCTGCTCGGTGAAAACACCCATGTCGATGGCTTCGCCAGCGTTCAAAGCTTTCTGCGTGTATTTGGTTTCGAGGTCTTTAGGGCAAAGGGTCTCTTGAACCTTTACTTTACCTACGGTCAAAGTACGCTTTGAAAGAGTGGTGTTTCCGCTTGACTGATAAGAACAGCTGTCGGCTTGAAAATAAACATCCGAATACAGCAGAGGCAGAATTTCGGAGCTTTTAATGTTAGGGAGAACTTGTCCGGCGGCATTCAGCAGAGATGCTGTCTTGCCTGTGAACATAGCTTTGGTCAGGAGCGTAAGGCTCTCCTCTTTGGTGTAGTTACTTAAACCAGTTACGTCAAATGCCATGATTATTAGTTTTTAATTTTGTTTAATGCTGAAACAAAACCCTTAAAAATTTCTTCATTTTTTTTGTTTACTGAACCAAAGGGTTTTTTAGCTGGCTCAGGTGTAGCAGATGCAAACTTTTCAAACACGCTGAAAGTTTCTTCTACTTTGCCCAACACATTGATAAGGGCGTTTTCGAGGGTGGCTATTTTAGCAGCCAGTTCCTCATTGGCGGCACGCAGAGCGTCAAATTGTTCCAAGCTTGCGAATTGATTTTCAACCTCAACTTCCTCAACGGGCATTGCTTTCTCTTCGATAAGTTCAACAACTCCGTCTTTGGTAGTTACAAGCAGTCCGTCGGTAGTTTCGTGAACCCCATCAGGAGCAGGTACGATACCCTCTTCGGTTTTTACTGACAGCATACTGCCAGCATTCAATTCTTCACCGTCAAATACTACGATTGTGCCGTCAACCAAAGTCAACTCACCAAACGCGGCTTCAACGGGTTCAGCAGGAACTTCGCTAAAACGCTGCTTAACTTCGGCCATAAAAGCCGCAAGTCCGCTCTTCATTTCTGAAAGTTCTGTTTTGAAATCCATATCCTAAAAGGTACAAGACCAAAAACCTATGCAAAATTTTTCAGCATCGTGGCTATTTCACGCATAAGGGTAACAACCTCATCTTGCTGTTCCATATCGAAAAAGCCCTCAACTGAAAACCCTTTCCACTCGCCAGCCTTAACCTTTGCCCACAATTCGTCATTGTCCACAAGGTAGGTAAGAAACCAGCTGCCATCTTTTGCATCTTCATATCCTTTTGGTGGCATCACACCACGATCACGGTCAATGAAATAGCTTTCAATCATATGCACACCGCTGTCAACTGGGGTTTCATGGTCGGTATTTACCGCCTTATAGAAGTTCTTGCGTACAAATTTCTTTGCAATAGTCCAAATGGTGGGTGCATCAAAGGTCACATAATACTCACCACGCACGTCATCGTATCTGTATATTGGAAAATCGGACAACATGGCTGGCCCGGTGACAATACGTTTCTCCTCATCCTGCACGCTGTACGCTTGTTTCATGTCGATTTGCTGTAATTTTCTTTGCGCCCATGCGATGCCCTCATCACCACCCCACGCTAACCACATCAGCCGACCGCATCCATCACCAAGTTCTTTTGTGCTGTTTTGTCTGTGGCGTTCAAATCCAGCCATTCGTGCAATGGTTTCACGGGTTATGGCTTCGCCATTTGCCAATTGATTTGCACGTATCTTGCCAACGGGAGTGCCGCAATCACCCCAGCCGTTTTCCTCTGCCCATCGCAGGGCAACCTTTGCATTTTCTTTGGCGGCTTCGGGGTAATCATCATAGCTTTCAAATTCTTTGCGGCTTTCCCATTTTGAATAACACACGGCAGCGGCCTGCTCTTGTTCCATTCCCTCTCCTATCATATATGGAATGCACCTGCTTATAAATTCATCTTCACTTTCCTTTGCGCCGGGTTCCACGAACTGCTGATTAAACAGCATAAAATCTTTTTGTATGGCAGGACGGTCAACAAGCGACACGAAGTCAACCCCAGTGTCATCATCCTCATTAACTACAATTTTATAAACGGGCAATTCCATATCTTTAAAAGTAGGTTTATACAACACTGGTATTTCTTAACCTGCGCACACGGGTTTGGGTTTTGGTGATGTCACCCTCAAGCACGTACACACGCCCCATGCCACCAAATTGTTGTTCATCAGGAAGAGTACCGCCAGTTATGGGTGTGAATGTTGGTGCTGGTGGTGTTGCGCCACCGCCTGCGGTATCAACTCCTTTAGCTTCAAACGGAGTTTGTTCTATTTTACGTACACGCGCAACACCAGCAGCAAGCGCAAGAGCAGCAGCAACCGCAGCACGAATAGGAGCATCAGGTGTTTTAATGGCCATTTGTGATGCATATGCTGATTGTGCAGCGCCTATTGTCTCAACAATAGCTTGAGCAATTGAGGCTTGTTTTTTTATTTCAAACGCTTTACGCTGTTGCTCTTCGGACTTGCCTGCAAACGCATCAGCAAGTTCCGCAATACTTGCAAAGCCTTGAGCAGTCAATTGAATGCTTTGTTGTTGTGCTTGTTTAATGGCCTCTGCTTTTTGTTTTTCAAGTTCAATTTGTTCAGCAGCAAGTTTTTTATTTATTTCAACTTCTTCAAAAGCCTTTTCAATGCGATATTCACGCATTGCTGTTTCTACTCTTTGCTTTTGCTCTAATCTTTTTTTGTTCTCTTCTTCAATCGTTTTATCGTTTGCCTCTCTTTGTTTTGCGCTTTCATTGATTAATTTGTTGAAAAGCTGCTCCCTTGTCAGTGCTTTCTTTTTAACCTCTTCTTCTTTTTTATCAGCTTTTTCAACTTTAATAGCCTTAACCTCACTGGCTCCGCCATTTCTTTCAATTGCAGCAGTTTCTTCATCTATTACACCAATATAAACTTTTGCCTTTTCATTTTCTTTGGCATTTAAATCATTGATTTTTTGCTGTATTTCTGCAACTTTATTTTGAAGTTGTACTCTTTGTGCAAAACGTTTATTGCTCTCCTCTAAACTTTTTGAATTATTTTTTAGTGCTGCATCAAATTCTTCTTCATTAGCCAACCTCAATTTTTTTGCATCAATATCTTTTGGAATGTTTGCAAATTCTTTTTCAAGAGAAGTATTTATTTGTCCTTGCGTTTCTGCTAACTGTTTATTGAGTCTGGTTCGTTCAGCTATGTTTTCAGCAGCTATCTTTTCAATTTCTTCTTGTGCTGCCCTTACACGCGCTTCGCGTATTAAGGTATCGATTAACTTTTCTTTTTGTTCAAGAAGTTTTGTTGTATCATTAATATCAGTTGTAAGATTGGCAAAATATGTCGGATATTTTTCCTTTAATTGGTCGAGTGCTTTTCTTCTTTCTGCTTCAGTTTTGTTTTGGTCTGTAACTGCCCTTGTCAATAAATTAACTTCGGTTGTTTGTTTGGCCGCACTTTCGGAAATATTTATCATCTGTTCTTCCGAAAATTCCATTTGTTTGTTTGCTAAACCAATTGCAACTTTTAAATCATCCCAATAAATAATTGCATTTGAAATAGCGGTAATAAGTAAACCTATTCCTGAAACCAAAAAAACTTTTGAAGCGGTTGTCATTTTTTTAAATGTTTCAACTGCATCCCTGCCAAAATCTCTTAATTGCTTTCTTGCTTCAATTAAACCGTTTATACCTTGCGCTAAAGCCATTGCGCCCTGAACGCGCAATAATGCCTTTTGCACATCTTCACTTTCACTGCCAAACAAAGCCATTGCACCTTGTGCTGCTTGTATTCCGTTTGCGAGTCCGCCAATTATTTTACCAATTGCCTCAAATTTATCAGGATTTAATGCTTGTAAACGCTGCTGAAAGTCCTGCATTTGGTCTTTCAGCTGTGCAACTCTTTTTGCTGCTGTTAATGCTTCATCAGAAAATTCACCAAATTGTGCTGCAATTGCAATTGCTTCGTTGGTAGCTTCCTTGATTTGTGCTTTGAGCGACTTTACGCTTTCCGTGCCTTTGGTTTTGGCTTCTAAATTTATTGCTACTGTGGTTTGTGCCATTTTATTTTTTGCTTATTACGTACCAGTTTGACCCATCGCATACAATCTGTACGCATTCGTGATGTGTTGCGAGCGCATAGGTTGCGCTGTCATCGATTAACTCATCACCATATGCGTCAATAGTCAGTGAGTGTGCCGATGTGTTCTTAAAAATATAGTATGCCTTATTTGCTGCTGTTGATGCTTGTGGAAGTGATATGACCGAATTTGTGGTGAGTGTGCAAATCAATATATCATCGTATAGGCTGGGTGTATAGTTGTCCACCACGTTTACAATGCGGTTGGTGCTAAAGTTGTTTTGCGTCATCAGGTGGCCTTGTAGCCATACCTCATCACTACCAACATTCTGTACACCCTCACCGATTACAATGCTTCGCTCACTATCCGGCAGGAAAGTTGTGCCACTTGTGGCAAAGGCTGCGTTTGCCCTGCCGTAGTTACTTACCGCGTCACCTACGATTACGCCATCACCAGCTTGGTTAAATTGACCAATATTAAACCCACGTTGGTTGATTACTTTGTTTGAAGTTCCACCACCCTCTGGGTCATATTCTGTTTGTCCACCGCCACCGCTTTGCGTTCCACCACCGCCAACGCTTCCAGTGGTTGCGCTGAAAGTCACGCCCGATTTAAGGAATAAAAACTCACAGATATTGACCGATGGATTAACAGGGTCGTAATCCTCAATCTTGTTAAGTCTGAAGTAATTGCCATCAAAGAAGTACAAGTCACGAAATGACAACTTTTCCATATCGGCAGGGGTCAGGTAAAATGCACCCTTAACTATTTTGCTATCCTTGTCGGTGATTTCCTGCAAATACTTTGACCAATAGGCATTAAATAGGTTGTTGTTTGTAACGGCTGTGCCGGGTGGCAATCCGATAAAACGGGGCATCCCAAAGTTTATATCTGTGCTGCTGGTCAACGGGTCATCCAAATGTCCCATATAAGGATATTTAGTTTTTACCGTTCCTGCTGGTGGGTTGAAACTCCAAGAGCCATTGCGTACCAAATAACCTGCACAGGTTTTGGCCTTGTATTGCAATATCCTTAAATCACCGGATTTGGTCTTGCCGTCATTTGTTGCAATTTCTGGCAGATACTTGTCTGTTTCTTGTTCTGGCTTTACAATGATGGTCGGGACAAATCCTATCTCAATTTTCTTTTCATCCTTTACAAAGTCATTCTGCACTAATATTTGGCGGTCGCCATACGTACGGCTGTAATCCTCTTTGTAGTATTTATTGCCCTCATCCTCACCGTCTTTGTAGGTAAATAAATATCTACCTGCATCCAACTCTCCCATCGGTGTAATTTCAAGCGGTTGCAAGAGGTCACGTTTCTTTGTCCAATCCCTTACAGTTGTGGTGTAAAAATCTTCACGGGGCAGGATAACAAGTTGTTTATCAATTTCAGTGGCTTCAACGTACAGATTAAACATGGTGAAAATCCACCGCATAAATTCACGCTGTTTGGTTTCAACGCCAGTGAAAAATCCACCGAAATCCATTGTGTCATCATAGGCGTATGAACTCTCAACCACAAAATTATAAAACGATGTATTGGCCGTTAAGGTTACTTGTGCGCCTGAAATAAATGCACCGATACCGCCCTGCCTTGCACCATACCAATGCACAACAACTTCATCATTTTTTTGCAGTTTGATATTTTGAAAACGCACATAGTCATTTATTGTCGCTGTGCCTGCTGCGGTGTTTGTTGTCCAAACTCCTTTTTCCTGCACAACCACGCCATTCACAAATAATCTAAACCACAGGGTATCTTGCGCCCCTGCTGTTGCTGTTAACCCTGTTGCGCTTCCATCTAAATAGATTGTAAAATCATAACCTTGAGAATAAAAGCCATTTGTAAATTCGGATGTGCCTGTATTCCATTGGTTTGATGGGTCAAGTATTTCGGTAGGGAAAAGCATCTGTGTGGATGTGTTTCCAAATGTTACACTACCACTGAATTTTGCTTGAAATTGCCTATCTAATATATTTTGTTCGCTTAATATCGGTGTTTTTGTAGGGCAGGGAACCACCAATCTTTTGAACTGCGCTGTGTTAAAAAACGAACCGCTGCTATATGAATACCCAGTACCGCTAAAAATTGCATCTACTACAGTTTTAGCGTACAAATACGGGGTCATATTATCAGTATAAAGTGTGTGATAATCGGCATATTGCCCGTTATCTATCCACCCGTAAACGTAACCCTCACCAATTGGCGCGCCACCGCTGAAGTTTACATACCCAGATGACCCGTTTTTTACTATCGAGGTGTCCCAACTATTGAATATATTGGTATCGCTTATGATGTGATTGTAGGCGGTGAAGTCCAAATCAGCAAGTTTGGCATCGGCAACCTTTGCAAATAGGTCGGCCAACTCCCCGTGCATACTGCATTCGTACTCTATTTGATTTAAATCATTGACCTTTATACCCAACAAACGGATAAAGCCTTGTATTTGCGTTACCTCATCCACTTGCAGGATGGCATCGGCTTTGAGATTCGGGTTGAAATCCGGGTTGAAGTTGGTGGCCGATGTATTGCGGATGCTTAAGTTCAAATCAAACAAGTGGGTAAACAGCTTGTTGTTTGCCTTTGTGCCGGGCAGTGTGAATGTCTTTGACCAATCCGATGAGCGGCTTTCGGGTTCCCGAATATCGGCAATGGATTTGTTAATCAGGATTCCAAAATCACTTGGCAGGTCCACCGATACTCCACCGCATACAAGCCTTACGTTGTTCATGCGTTTTGCAGCCTTTCAGGTTCAGTATATTGGACAGTTATTTTCAAGTTGTTCGGGCCATCAACGTAATCAAACACCTCGTATGATGTCTCAACGATGTTCACTGGTATGTTGCCCAAAAAGACAACCGGGCTGGCAATCAAATCTTGCAACCATTCAAACTCCGTTTCAGTTAGCCAGTTTGTGTTGAGTGTCACCTCTTTGGTTTTCTCTACCGCATAGTTGGTGATGCCGTGTTTGCTAGTATCGTATGCGTAGGTGTTGCCAGACAGCGTGTAATTGTTGCGCTTAAATTGCTTTCTGCTGACGTTATATTTGTCTTTGGATGCCATGCTACAGCGCACAGATTCAAAGCCACCAAGAGGGTTCAGGAAGTACAGATATTGCGGTGCATATTTGCTGCACTCCTCAACCACATCAAATCTGTAAAGTTCGCTTCCGTAGTTATTGTTCAGCTGATTGTATGCCTGTATGGTGTAATAGCTTGTTGATGCAGGTACAACACTGCCAGACGTTCCGGCAATCAATTCGGCCTGTGCTACATCGTTTAGGTTATCAGGGCCAGCAGGACAGCGCAAAAGATACTCACTTTTATCGTTTGTGTCTGTGAACGTGTTTGCAATCTGTGACGTTGCAATCAATGAGCCTGCACCGTTGTAGGCTTTTACCTGAATATCACAGCCAGTTGAGCCCGTGTTTGCCCTCATGAAATAAAGGTAATCACTTTGCGCTAATGACACACGCCTTGTGCGTACACGGGTAAGGAATTTGCCCGTTGCTGCTGGGAATGCAAGTTTATAATCGCTTATTGTTTCACTGCCGTACAAATTATAAAGGCCGTTCCAAACGTATTTTCCGGTATCGCTGGTAAGGTTTAAATACTCAGTACCCCCATACTCTTCGCCAAATTCTACACTATACGCCAAATAGCTGTTGGTGCATTTGCTGACACTGGCAAGGCTTTGGCTGAAGTCATACGTCACATAATTTTGCAGAATCCTGCTGATGTTAAAAACCCCTTTATCGGTAGTGCCGTGAAAAATCGGTGCTTTCAGTTTTGCAATGATTGTTCCAGCTGTGTTTTTTACCACCGCCACAAATTTAAAGTTTGATTGTGCGTAGTTGGTGGATGTCACCACGTAGGAAATATCGGAATAAACGGGAGCAATATCGTTTGGCTCCGTGTTGATTGTGATTGCCATTACCTATAAAAGTACCTATTTGGCTGTCTCGGTACTGATAAATGCATTTAAGCGCAATCCAGTCAAATCGGATAGCTTTTGCGCGATGGTGTCTATGTTTTGTTGGGTTAATACATCCGCAATAAATCCAGCACCTTTGTAGCCAAATCTTTTTATTGTACCTTTGCTGTGTATTTTTTTGGCTATCACAGCAGCAAATGATTTGATGGCATCGTCAACGCTTTGATTTTTTCTACCTCTGCGAGCCAGTGCAATTTTTTTGACAGATGCCTTTGCACCAACCCATTCAATCAATGATGGCATATGAGGCCACTTACCGGGCTTTTGTCCATATTCGACACGCTCCCAGTAGTCGGCCATTGAAATTGAAATATCAATACCCTGTGGCGTTACATTAGGATAATCAGCTTGTATACTTTGTATCAGGTTGTTGGTGGCCTTAAGGTCTTTTTCGCGTGCGCTTTCTTTAAGTTTATCAATAATGACCTGCGCAACAAATACCATTGCATCGGATAGCACCGTGCCACCCATGCCAGCGGTTTTTTCATCAATGCCAATGGTAGGCAACAGCGCATCGAGTTTGGCTAAATCTGCCTTGCTTATATTCATCGCACCGGGTGGGAGAATCGAACTCCCGTCCACCATCTTTGAATTGCTATTGTAGTGCCGCTCAAAGCAACCCGTTAGCGCGCATGGTGATGTTACCTATTATACACTAACCCGGCAAGGCCGTAGCCTCATATATAAAAGTAGAAAAAAAAATGCCCGTCTTTCCGGGCTGTCAATGGGAAATAAACCTTGTCTTTCCAAGTGTCAGACTATTTAGGTCTCGCGCATCACCGCTCAATGGAGTCTAAAATAATTCTTTTTTTCTCGCCTTACTGCTACAAATATACATAATTAAATTAACTCTTGCAATAGTGCAATTTGATAAACGCTACTATCCTTTGCAGATTTTGCCCCCTGTGCTGCTGCGTTCAGCCTTTCGGTTTGCGCCCGTTTCTTTTCGTTGTGGAACGATACCGCATTCAGGAACTCCACCAATCCCATATTTAAAAAGAAATCCCATTTTGTGCGGTCACCGCCTGCCATTCCATCTATGGTCTTTAACCATGCGATGGCTGGGCGGTCTTTTCTGCGTGAATCCTCTTCAACTTCTCCACTTCCTGCTCTAAAAATACTTGGGTAATTTCGAGTGACGCTGGCAAGTAAGCCGAAAAAAAAAGCGCGTAACCGTACGCATTGGCTATGCTCATGCGTTCACGGAACAACTCAGCAACCCCCTCAAATTCGGTGGGTTTAATTTCGGATTTGCGAAACCATTTGTATTTCACAGCCAGTGCAGCCATAATTTTGTGCAGGTTTCCCACCCAATTATCCTGCTGTCCAAACAAGTCCTGAACCGCAATAAACTGATGCGCTGCTAATTCGTGTTGGCTTGCAACAAATTTATAGGTTGTCAGCCCGTGCCTGAACTTTTTGAAATCCTTTGCGGTGGGTAGCTGTGACATCCACGCCAATGAATTGATGGCAGAGGTGATTTCTTTGATTGGCAACTCCTCGATTTGGTCAACGGTCTGCCCGGTCAGGATGGCAAGCGTTGCGATTTGGTTTTCAAACGTCGGCTCGGTCAGCTTGTGCAGTTTTTGAAACGTGCCGATGCTGATGTCCTGCCAGTTCTTTGGTAATTTCATATGATAACAAATACTCCTTTTTTGTTTCTTATACTACAATGTCGGGCAAGTGCCAAAGCACAAACCGCATCATCGTGTAGCCCTGATGGTGCTGAATACCTCATGCCCGTCTGTGTGTGTTCAAATTCAAAGTTACGCATTTCATCAGCAATTACACCCTCTGGAAATTTAATGGTTCCAGCGTGGACGTCTGCGGTCAGTTGCTCCATCATTTGTTGCTTGCTTGTGCTGGTAAATTTCACACCAATTGCACGGGGGCATATGCGCTGTATCTTCTCAACGATAGGATCGCCCACTCCGGTGCTATCCAACGCCGCAGGTGTCGTACCAATGGTGCGGATAATACGCTGCTCGGTTTGCGCCCAATCCATTTGAAAGCGGTCAAAGTGGCAAACCTTATATTCTGCATCCAATCCAATTATGACTGTCCAGTCGCTGTACTTTGCAAGGTCAATACCGTACCACTCCGCAGGTCGGTTTGAAATCGGCTCGATGCACTGGTTAATAAATGACAATCCAAATGGGTTGCTGCCATCCTCTGTTGGCTCTGCAAGGTATAACTCGCTAAATATGTGCTGTGGTAGGTCACGTTTTGCCTGCTCCACCTCTTCCATTTTCAGGATGCCGGCATTAACACCATCGTATGCCGTGATTTTGTGGAACTCGTAGTTAGGTTCTCCCATCCTTGCCCGTTCCGATAGCTTATAACCCCAGTTCTTTTTTCCCTTTACGTTACCAATCAACTTGCATTTTCCCTCTGTCTTTGTCAGGGTAGAACGCAAGGCGAACCACGCCTCTTCCCTTGCCCGTGTAAACTCGTCAAACACGGCTGCATAGACATCATCACCATAAAGGTTGTCGGGCTTCTCTGCTGACTTAAATTGGATGACACCGCCCGTTGGGGTTGTCAGTCGCAGTTTGCTTTCATTGACCTTGAAAAATGATTTGTCGGTCACTTGTGTACGCATACGGTTGAATGCAATCTCTGCCTGCTGATACACTGGGGCAACCCACCACACGGATTGATTTTCTTTTAAGCGCAATGCCTGTTCAAACAGCCAAATAATATGCGAAGCCGTCTTGCCTACTTTGGTGGCAGCAGCGGTAATGGTGTACCTCGCAGGGCTGTCTAATATCCTGCGTTGGTAATCCGTTACGAATGGTCGCTTATATTGGATGTGCATTTGTAAAACTCCAACCGCTGGCTGTTAATTTTATCTAAATCGTGATGCTCTTTGCAGTAATAGTAATTGTTATCCCCCAAAATCCGTGCGCTTTCCTGACTATCCAGAAAATGCTTCATTGATTTATACCACGCATCCGGGTTGTTGTCTGTGAAATGCACCCCGTAGTTCTCCGCGTGGTTAATATATGGGTTGACGTTTGATGCTATCACGGGCAATTTATAGGTTGACGCTTCTATTATTTTGAGTTCACTTTTGCAGCTATTCCATTTGGTATCTTCCAACGGTGCAAGCGCGCAATCAAACAGGCGGTAAAAGTTACCATATTCGTTTGGTGCTTGTGCTGCCGATACAACAACCTGAGGTCGGAGTACACCCGTGCTTCCGTTGAACTTATACAAGATGCTATCCCAAACGTAATTGTTCGGCATCCATCCGCAGATCACAAAGCGAACACGGTCACCGTACTCATCGCATATCCGGGCAATGGCATCCGATATAATCATAATATCGTTTGAGTGGGTAAGGCCACCAACCCATCCAAAGGTGAACACATCGCGTTGCTGTGGGGCAGATAGCCAATGTTCATCCGTTGTGTCCAATGCGTTGGGCAGTATTTCCACGTTCCTGTTCAACTTACGCAATTCAGCAGACAGTTGCGGTGTGGTGGTGGTCACCCCGTCAGCGTATCGGATAGCATCCACAATGGCTTGCTTTAATTTGTTCTCACGAAAAAATTTATACGTTGGGTGGTACTTCGGCAGTTCCCAAAAATCATCGATGTCGACAATGTACGGGATGCCGTGCTTTGCCAAATAATGGAGTATCTCGTAGTGGTCAGCACCCAACCACCTGTTGAATAGTATAAGGTCATATTGCTTTAAATTAGGTAGTCCTGATTTATCAAACTCCTGCGATACTTCCACCTCGATTTGGTCAGCATGGTCGATTTGCAGGCGTTTCAGTGGGACATAAAGGCGGTGGTATTCCACCCCACCCATGCCCTGCCATAATGCTAATACTTTCATTTTTCGTGCCATTCGATGGCTTGTTTTAGGTTTTTGTAAATCCCATTTATGAAACCGCTTTTAATCAGCACCAAATGGAAGTGCAATTGTCTCATTTTTTTGTCACGATTTCTTTGAACGTGGTATTTTCTTTTCATTTTTTGTTTATATTTGCACTTGAATATCGGTTGCAAAACCAGCCCGGCAGTACCCCGCAAAGCTGCCGGGTTTTTTTATTCTCCTAAATCAAGTGATATTTTTATCTCCCCGGTTACATTTTGATTTACATCTGCCGTTTCCTTTGGCTTGCCGTACACCCTGCTCAGTAGCGTTTCAATGGAATACAAACTGCCTTTCTCCAATGACTTCCGCATAGCGTTGGCAATGGTCTTTTCAAGTATGGTCGCCTTTGGGTCATTCCAAACTTCTTTGAGTTCATCCAGTGTCATTGCCAACATTGCCTGCACGGTGTCGTTTACCTCGCTCACTTTGTAGCCGTGTTCTTTCAGCAACGTGACAAACTTTTTGGGTCTGCCATTGGGGTTCATTGTTTGCCCTTTCGCTGGTCTTGTCAGGCTTCCGCCATGTGGTTGTTTCTCTAATTCCATACCGATGTATCTCCGATGTTTTTATATTGATTTGCCACAAGTCGGGCAAGTGTCTTTTTCTTCCTTTTCTTCGGGTGGTTCAGGCAGGTGCAAACCCCATTCCGCAAGTTCAACCGCATCCCATTCATTTGCCAACATCTCGGTATCCCATTTGCCGTAATGCGTATTATCTTTAATCAAGAACTCATCACGTTGTTGTGGTGTCCAGTCATCAGCCAATACGATAGGCACTTCCTCTGCCCCTATGTCGCACAATGCTCTGTATCTTTGGTTGCCACCCAATATCACATACCCACCCATATCGGATGTATAGCATACAAGTGGCCTTGCTGTGAGCATTTCGGGAAACTGCATTAAAGAGCGTTTCAGCAACGCAAAATCATCCGCGCTTATTTGGCGTGGGTTGTTTGCATTCGGCCTAATCTCTGTTAGTTTAACCCAGAGCATAAATTCTCACGTTGTCGTTTATGTGTTTGCCTATCTTAAACCCGAACTTCTCAAACAGAAAATCCAACCCGGCATGGCTAAAAATAGTGCAATGCCCTACCTTTGGCTCAATGTATGCATCGTGTTCGGTCAGCCAATCGGAGAATGATGTCTCAATCATAACCTTTCCACCGGGGTTGAGCAGGTTTTTCATCAGTTTCAATTCATCAAACGGCTCGGACAAATGCTCAATCACCTCTATTAAGAGTAGGCAATCGTATTTTTTATTGAGGGCATCGTGGGTTTCGGGTCGATATAGGTCATAACCAAGCACGTTATATCCTCTTGCTTTTCCAAAGCATACCAGCATACCATTGCCACACCCAAAATCTAAAATTGTGGGGTTAGGTTTGCCTGTAATGTCTTTAACCCTTTGCAACCGGGTGGTGTTGTCTGCTTCGTTGTTGCGCGGGATTTCATTACCGCCACCAACCATTTCGGATTGGTCTAATGGTTTGCAGAAGATATTTCCAAGTCCATCGCGGTAGTATTGCACACCGCCTTTGATAAATGCCTTTTCGCAAGCAAAACCCGTGATGGGTGATTTTTTCTTATTAGCCATGTATTTTAAGTATTTGTAATAGGTTAACGATTGTCCAAGCCCCATATCCGTTTTGCCCGGTCGGGATTACATTGTGAGCAGTCGGGCAAATCTCCACAACTCTTGGGTGTTTCATTTGCTCGGCTATAGCAAAGGCCATCGATTGGTTACCGATAAATAGGTTGCATCCGGATATGACCTGCGCTAATTGATAAAAATCATCAACTGGGTAGTGTTTTATGTTTGGCAGCTTTGCGCTGATAACTCGGAACTCTTCGGGCAAGCCTACAAAAGTGATGCGGTCCTGATATTGGCGCAGGGCTGTATAGTCAAACGTGGGGTTGTGGTAGCGTGAGGTTCGGTTAAGCACTATATCAAACGCTTCCGGGCTGGGTGCTAAATCAAAATTAATCGGCTGTGAAAGGTCACAGGTAAGTTCTGGGTAAATGTGGAAGTACCATTGTGATATATGCCCGGTGTAGTTATGGAATTTGCGGAATAGGTCAAAGTTATAATCTACCTGCTGGGCCTCCTCTGTGATTTCACACTCGCCTATAAAATCGGTTGACATCAGCAAAGGTATCAACATTTCAGCCATTTTTCTGTTCATCTGCACGTTACCCATAGGGTGAGATAAACTGCCGTATTTTGCAGGTACGTTAATATGCAGGTACAAATGCACCTTTTCGCCTTTCAGTTCGGATGCTTTGCGCATGGCAGGCAAGGAGTAAATCAAATCCCCTGCGTTTCCTGAATGTATAATCTTAACCATTGGCTTCTCGGTATAATCTTTTCAGTGCATCAAACATACAGCTACGGCAACCGGGCAATGGCTGACCATATAACTGGCGGTGTACCTCGTTAAGTTTAGCGTAATAATCAGCGGCAAGGTGATATGTCCCCGTGCGGTTGATCCGCTCAATGGTTTCTTTCAGTTGTAGGCAGATTTCTTTTTGTTCTGGTGTCATATTATTTCAATGATATTGATATAAACCACAAGCAAATTACTATTGTTACTATGTAATCTATCATACATAGCGGTCAATTAAACTTCCACACACAGCAGATAAGGCAGCAAAAGGCAACCCCCACCATCCGGCAAGCGGAATGAAAACAGCAAGGCCAATCCACCACGAAAGGCAAAACCCACATTCATACGGCTTGTAAATTGGCCGTTCAGGTCGGGCAACTTTTAAAATAAAGCTAATCAACGGCGGGAATAGGTACCGGGATAGCAGTACCGCCAATGCGGCAACAGATATGATATTAACCAAGCTCATTGTATCTTTCTTTTATTTGGGCTTTCAATGCATTTATTATTTGGGAAATTTCACGATAGTTTATTTTGGTGGCTTTGGCTATACTGGCCATGCTGCGGTTTTCATTATACAATAGCCATAGTTTTTCAACGTACCAATCCGAGCGGTTAAAGTGCAGTGCCACCTCTTTGTAGTTGATTGCTTCACGGGCTTCCTGCATCCGCCTGAAATTTGTCTCATCATACTCTTCGGCCGTGTCATCGTAATTATCAGGCAGCGTTTCATTGGTGCGTAAATGGTCACGGTAAAATTTCGTGTATCGGTTGCCGTTGACCGCATTCACTCCCACCCGGACAAGGTAAAATATCAGTGTTCCGTTTTGGTGCAGGTTTGTTATTTTCTCTTCGGACATCTCGCAAAGGAGTAACAAAAGATGCTGCTGTAAATCGGATGCTACGTGCTTTCCTACTTTTCCGCAGAAATCCGGCAGCCATTTGCTCGTTGCTATCTCTGTTATGATTTGGCTTTTGTTCACTCACGTTTTATTTTCAAATCGTGAACTTTCTGTAACCAATCTTTCCATTGCTTTCGGTCACCATACATTTCGTGGTGTTTCCTGCACAGAGCCATCAGGTTCTCAATGCGGTCAGCGGTCTTGCTACCACCCATGCCACGTGCTTGGATATGGTGAATGTCATTTGCCGCAGCACCACACACCTCACAACGGACAAACGATGTGGTGTCATAGCCGAAAAAATCAAAATATATCTTCGTGTGCTTTTTCAACCTTGCAAAGTTTGTGGAATTTTTACGATTGATTTGCTAATTGTGGATAACTAATTAAAAAAACTTTACAAAATTTTTGTGTAAATGCTTGCAGGTATAAAAATTTATATTATCTTTGCTGCATGTTCTTTGAGGGATTGGCAAACTAAGTCCGAAATCATGGAAAACAAAACGCACAACATCGGGATGCCAATAGTACCAAGCAAACGAAAACCACCGTTATTGAATGGTGTCGCAAATTAGCGATAGGGAATTTGGGTCTACCTTGCTCTGTGAGAAAGTATTACTGCTCGTAACCGTAAAAGCGGCTGCCTATAAGGGGGATATATCTTGAAACCTTGGGCGAGAAGAGAGCCTGCGACTTTCAGCCGAGTTTGACACAATATGGCTGGGATGGATACCATGCCCCTCAAAGAACTAATTAAAAAAACTTTACAAAATTTTTATGTAAATGCTTGCAAGTATAAAAATTTATATTATCTTTGCTGTATGGAACACAATAAAACAATAACTTATTCCTACCTTGATAGTAAGGATTGGAAAGAAAAAACCCGCACAGCCGAGATAGATTTTATAAAAACCTATGCTGCGAATGATTTTGCTGTTCACCTAAAAAATGGCAAGGTAATTTTTGTAGAACCTATAAGAACAGAGCTTTGGGGTAAATCTGGTAAACGTCTTTCAATTATAAATTCATTTACATTTGCATCATGAACACAGTATTTGAACAAGGCCATCAGGCCGCAGCCGAATTTGATGCCGACCTGCACGATGGTATCAACCCGTATCGTCAGGGTACTTACCAATTTAATGAATGGGAAAAAGGCTGGCAGTGGTATTTTACCATTCAAAGCCGGATTGATTACGCTGATGCACAGCAGGAACAACAGAAATTTGTTGAAAATAATTTTGTAAAGTAAAAAGTAATTCGTATATTCGCGTATCGGAACAACACGACTGAACCCCGTGCCGAAATTAGGAAGACAATGACAAAGCATAACCAGAAAGACCTCACACAAGTAAAGGGCGGCTCACTTCCAGCCGGGTTCAACCTTGAAAGTGTGGGGTCTTTTGTATTTATGAATATCACAAAACCCAAACATATCCCGGCCGATATCTGCAATCGGTGTCTGGAAGAACTGGAAAAACAAATCATCCAGTTAGAAATCAAAAAACAAAACTGCACAATCAAAGAGCATCTGCCTGCTTACAAGTACGAGATGCACAAATTGTCATTACAGCAGCTTTATTACACGGAATGCAAGCGTTTATTTGAGAAAGGGCAAATGTAATGAGTGGGGGTTGGATAAAAATACATCGTAAACTTTCCGAGCATTGGATATATCAAGATAGCAATTATCTCCACTGGTGGATTGATATTCTGCTTTCTGCAAACTTTGAGGATAAAAAGGTATTGATTAAAGGTGCATTGTATGATTGCAAACGTGGTCAAAGCGTGTATTCTCTTGATACATGGGCTAAACGCTGGAACACGGATAAAAGCAAGGTACGTAGGTTTTTGAGTATGCTGGAAACTGACGGCATGATTACACTTGAAAACATATCTGTTTCGACACGGCTAACTGTTTGTAAATATGAATGTTACCAAGACGAGCGACACGCAGATGAAACGCAAGTGAAACGCAAACGAAACGCAGATGAAACGCAGATGACACCAACTAAAGAATTTAAGAATGATAAGAAAGAAAAGAAAGAAGAAAATATATATAGAGCTTTTGCTCATTTACAAATTACAACTGCCGAAGTTGATAAAATAATTGCAGATGGGTGGGAACGTGAGCAGGTTGATGAAATCCTTGATGAAATCGAAAACTACCGAAACAATAAGAACTATGTTTCTCTAAATTTGACTGCTCGCAAATGGCTGGCAAAAAAACCAAAGAACGGATTAATACCTAAACACATGAGGAACTTTGTATGCTGACCTATTCATTTCACAATATAGAGATACCTGCTGGCAAAACATCAGGAGAAGTACAGACACTTTGTCCGCAGTGCAGCCACACCCGAAAAAAGAAAACTGACAAATGCCTATCGATTAACTTGGATAAAAAGGCATGGTATTGTCAGCACTGCCAGTGGAAAGGCGCAATTATTGACCGACCTGAAGTTGTAAAATACGAAGTGCCGGAATGGAAAAACAATACCACGCTATCCGACAAGGTGCTGAAATGGTTTGAGGGCAGGCGCATAACAGCCGCCACGCTAAACAAGATGCAAATCACAGAGCAGGTGGAATGGATGCCGCAGGTCAGCAAAGAAGTTAATTGCATCTGTTTTAATTACTTTGAGAATGGGCAGTTAAAAAACACTAAGTACCGCGATGGTGCAAAGCATTTTAAGATGCACAAAGGGGCAGAACTTATCCCGTACAATATCGACTGCCTGCAAAATGCAAAACAGGTTTGGATAGTAGAGGGTGAAATGGATGCGCTGTCTTTAATCGAAGCCGGAATTGAAAACGTGATAAGTGTGCCAAATGGAGCGCAGCCAAATCTTACTTTCTTTGACCGCTTTATGCCGATGTTTGACCACATTGAAAAGATACATATTGCGGTTGACAACGATGCACCGGGCATTGACCTACGCAATGCGATTGCAGAGCGTTTTGGAAAGGATAAATGCGATTACATCGTTTTTCCTGATTGCAAGGATGCAAACGAATATCTGCTTTTAAATGGTGCATTTGCTCTTCGTGATGCAGCGAATAACGCAACGGAATTTCCGATGGTCGGGGTGTTTAGCATTACCGATTACCTTCCCGAAATTGAAAATCTTTACAACTATGGATTGCCAGAGGGTTGCGGAACTGGGATGCCCGGATTTGACAGCCTGCTAAAATTCCACAAGGGATATTTGACAACTATTACAGGTGTACCCGGTCACGGTAAATCAGACTTTTTAGACCATATCCTTATCAAGTTACTGCAAAAACACGGATGGAAAGGTGCGTTTTACAGCCCTGAAAACCGCCCAGTTGAATTACACATCAGCAAGTTGATGCGTAAAATCACACAGCGACCATTTCAAGGTCATAACCGTATGAACCAAGAGGAAGTTTACGAAGCCCTGATGCTGCTGGAAAACAATATCTACTTTGTAAAGCCGGAAAAGGATTTCACACTTGAAAGCATTTTATCCAAGGTTGCGGAATTAAAGAACCGCAGGAACATTGATTGGTTTGTTATTGATGCGTGGAATAAATTAGAGCATCAGTACAGCGAAAGCGAAACCAAATACATTGGTCAGTCGCTGGACAAGATTGTCAACTTCTGTGAGAGGTACAACGTGCATTGTTTTTTGGTGGCACACCCACGCAAGATACAGAAAAAGGATGGCGGTATCTATGAAGTTCCCACACTTTATGATATCGCAGGTTCTGCAAACTTTTTCAACAAGACCGATAACGGCATAACCGTATATCGGAACTTTCAATCCTCT